ATCCAAATCAATCTGATAAAGAAAGACTAGTATTATCCTTTAATATAAAAGTAGGTTGACAAATACTAAATAGACTGATAAAATTGATCTTGAAGGTTTATTTCTCTTATGGCAAAAGGATTTACTGTAAAAGCAGCGACCCCGAAGGTTTCAGGGCCTGAGTGGGACTATGATGCAATTAAAGAACGAATGAAAGGTAAGAGTATTGTATTCTGTCTTCCTGGCAGAGGATGTTCTTATGTGTTTCTCAAAGCATTTGTACAGATGTGCTTTGATTTGGTACAGAATGGTATGAGTATTCAGATTTCTCAAGATTACTCTTCAATGGTTAACTTTGCACGTTGTAAGTGTCTTGGTGCAAATGTACTGCGTGGTCCTAAGCAAGTACCTTGGGATGGCAAACTGAATTATGATTATCAACTGTGGATTGATAATGACATTGTGTTTAACACAGAAAAGTTCTGGCAACTTTGTGATCTTGCTCTGAGTGAAGATGGTACGGAGCGTGAAATTGTCGCTGGTTGGTATGCCACAGAAGATGGGCACACGACTTCAGTGGCTCACTGGTTAGAAGAAGATGACTTCCGCCGTAATGGTGGTGTGATGAATCACGAAAATGTGGAGGGTATCTCGAAACGTCGTAAGCCCTTCACGGTTGACTACACTGGTTTTGGATGGGTGTTGATTAAGAAAGGTGTCTTTGAGAACCTTGAATATCCTTGGTTCGCTCCGAAGATGCAGGTCTTTGAATCTGGTGCTGTTCAAGATATGTGTGGTGAAGACGTGTCATTCTGTCTCGATGCCAAAGAAAAAGGCTTTGAGATCTGGTGTGACCCTCGCATTCGTGTGGGGCATGAGAAAACTCGTGTGATCTGATGAAAAGTTTTAATATCTTATATCATGGGAGAAAGATGTATATGAATCTCTCTTATGAAGAATGTGCGGAGGTCCTCGAAGAACTCTCTCAAAGATATTATGAAGATGGTGAGATTGATGTTAATGAATTAGAATTGGAGGAAGTCAATGAAACCCAAAGGTAGTATGAATAAAGTGCTCTTTCAACCTGGAGCACCTAAGAAGACTCGTCAAGGACGATCTGCAAGAACTCTTCTCTCGGCAACATCTCGTAATGGTGCTAAGAAAAGATATAGAGGACAAGGTAGATGATATAGATAGAGCAGGGATTCGTCCCTGCTTTTTTTTTATTAACTTTATGGCATATTTAAATCACAATCTTCCAACATTCACTTGTTATATTCGTAATGAGTTTTTGTACAATCATAAAAAAGGCCATGGTGAGGTAACTTTATGCGACGTACACTCCGTAGCGTCCTTAGAGAAGCATGTACCCCTCTTTGAAGCGTTTCTAGAGAATGGGGTCAATTGGACTCGTAGACCGATTCATGCTTTCTGCTGGAAGCCTGATGCACCTGTACCAGACCTTGAGGAGTGTATGTGGTGGGATTGCTTTTCTCCTTATATTGACGTTCAAGTTCGTTCAAGATTGGCTAACTTACGTGCTGAACTCGTAAACTATAAGGGAAAGAAGAATGAAGGAACCTACATGTTCACGCTTGATTGGTCGTGGGAATCTAAATCTACCCTGAATACTAACTTTAGTGAGACTCCAGAGCATAAATGTGCTCATTTCTTCAAGATGGATAATGGAAATTTCTATGCATACCCAAATAATAAGATATTATGGTATGATGATGCATGGACAAAGAATAGAATTACCAAAAATCCAGGTTACGAAATTGATTTAACCGAATATTCCGTCGAAAATCGTCGCAAAATTGAAACATCAGATGATTTTATGTACGAGATCAAAGAAATTCGGGATAGCAACCCCGTAAAAAGTTCTGATTTTAACGAATCAGGAACTAAGAACGATGGCAATTCATCCAACTGACAAAGGAAATGATTTCATTGAGTCGGGAATGACACTCATCACTGAAATTTCCTCAGAAAAATATTTAAAAAAATCAAAAAAACTGAAAAATTACGAGATTCCAGAGAATCGTTACTCAAGACCATGTGGTGGTATTGGTGGTTTTGACGATTTTGTCGAAAGATGGCATGAATAGCGTCATAAATAAGACAGATTTATTATTTTTTCATGCCTTCAGAGCGTGTAAGTAAGGGTTTCAAGGATCTCAGCATGTCATTTCAGATTAGCCCTCTGAATTATGACTTGATTGCGATTAAAAATGAGACTGCAATCGCTCGCTCGATTAGAAATCTTGTAACTACTCTTCCTGGAGAACGATTTTTTAATCAAAATTTAGGTTCAAACGTTGGAAATTCACTTTTTGAGAACATCAACGCAATTTCAGCGTCAGTCATTAAAGATGAAATTGAAAATACCATTAGAAATTATGAACCAAGAGTGAATTTGATCGGAACTGACGTATCTCCAGACTATGATAACAATAATTTTAATGTGACAGTCAAATATGAAATTGTTGGAATCGATGTATTACCTCAACAATTGTCATTTGCACTACAGCAAACACGATAAATGGCACTAGTTAACTTTAGCAATCTAGATTTTGATCAAATTAAGAGTTCTCTCAAAGAATATTTGAGAGCAAACTCTAATTTTACTGACTATGATTTTGAAGGATCGAATCTTTCAAACATTATTGACGTATTAGCATATAATACTTACATTACTTCGTACAATGCTAACATGGTTAGCAACGAAGTATTCATTGATAGTGCAACTTTAAGAGAAAATGTAGTATCCCTTGCAAGAGCGATTGGTTATGTGCCAAAGTCTAGAAGAGCTGCAGAGGCACAAATATCATTTTTTGTAGATACGACAGGTCTTGCAACAAATCCAATTTCTTTAACTCTACAAAAAGGAATTGTTTGTACAAGTGCAGTTGCATTTGGAAATGAGAGTTATGCTTTTACAATTCAAGACCCAATTACCGTTCCTGTAGTCAATAAAGTCGCATCTTTTGATAATATACAAGTTTTTGAAGGAACTTACGTCACTCAAACTTTTACTGTTGATGCAAATGATCCAAATCAACGTTTTATTCTAACAAATGCAAATATTGATACTAATTTAATTCGCGTAGTTGTAAAAAATACTCAGAATAGCACCGTAACACGTAAATTTACGCTTGCAGAAAACTTAATTGGAATTAATTCAGAATCAAAAGTCTTCTTTATTCAAGAAATTGAAGATCAAAGATATGAACTAATTTTTGGTGATGACGTTTTTGGCAAAAAACTTGATAATCTCAATTATATTGAAGTTTCTTATGTCATAACCAATGGAGAAGCAGGAAATCGCATAAACAGTTTTAATTACAGTGGAAGGTTATTAGATAACAATGGAAATGTTGTTACGGAAGACATTTCTTTAGTTACAACAGATGCAACATCTCAATATGGTGCTGAAATTGAATCTGTTAACTCAATTAAAAACTATGCTCCAAGAATATATGCATCTCAAAATCGTGCAGTAACTGCAGCTGATTATGAAGCAATTATTCCATCACTTTACCCAGAGGCAGAATCTATTTCTGTTTTTGGTGGAGAAACTTTAAATCCACCAAAATATGGAAAAGTTTTTATTTCGATCAAACCTTATAATGGTTCCTTTGTTCCAAATCCAATTAAAGATAATATCAAAGCAGGATTAAGAAAGTATACAGTTGCTGGAATTGTGCCAGAAATTCTTGATTTGAAATATATTTACGTCGAATACGACTCAACAGTTTATTATAATGCAAATACTTCTCCAGGTGCTAGCACAGTCAAGTCTATTATTTCATCAAATATTGAAAAATATGCAGATTCTACAGAATTAAACAAATATGGGGCAAGATTTAAGTATAGTAAGTTTCAAAAAATAGTTGATGATAGTCATGCATCTATTACTTCAAATATTACAAGAATTGTAATGCGTCGTGATACAAAAATTGCTTTAAACAAACTTGCAGATTATGAAATATGTTATGGCAATGAATTTCATATCAAAGATTTAAAAAATGGATATAATATAAAGTCTTCTGGGTTTACTATTGATGGAGTGTCCGAAACATTGTACATGTCAGATATTCCAAATTCTGGTGGAAAAACTGGAGTAATATTTTTCTTTAGTTTAAAATCATCAACAGAACCAATCATAAAAAGAACGAATGTTGGTGTAATTGATTATGTGCGTGGAGAAATTAGATTGTCCGCAGTTAAATTTACAGGAACTTCTAAAAATGATGGAGGAGTTTCTATTGTACAAATTTCAGTAAGTCCTCAATCAAATGATGTCATCGGAAAAGAGGATCTTTATTTGCAACTAGATATTAATAACAGTGTGTTGAACATGCAATCAGATGATATCTCATCTGGAGCTAACATCTCAGGTTCAACTTATATCGTGACTTCAAGTTACACAAACGGAGCCCTTGTAAGATTATAAGATATGTCAGAAGTAAGAGTTAAGGTTAGTCAAGTTGTCGAGAGTCAACTTCCAAGATTCGTAAAGGAGGAGTTTCCTCTTGTTGTCGAATTTTTAAAACAATACTATCGTTCATTTGAATTTCAAAGTGGCGCATCAGATCTTCTACAGAATATAGATCAATATGTTAAAATTGATCAACTTGCAAATCTTACAGAATCTACAACACTCACTTCTAATGTCTCTTTTGTTGATGAGACAATTTCCGTAGAATCCACATATGGGTTCCCAGACTCTTATGGATTAATTCAAATTGATAATGAAATCATCACATATACTTCTAAAACTTCAACACAATTTTTAGGTTGTATTAGAGGATTTAGTGGTGTAACTTCATATGAAGATCCAGCAACAACAGATCAACTTGTATTTTCCGATTCTGAAATTGCAGAACATACTTTAGAATCTACTGTAACTAACTTAAGCGTTCTTTTCTTAAAGGAATTTTTTAACAAAGTTAAAAAACAAGTTAGCCCAGGATTTGAAAGTAGAGAATTATAT